CGTTGACGGGTGGCGATTAGCGAATACGGCATTGACATGATGTCATCAGGGTTGTTGATGCGCTTCAAGTTGCGCTTGCTGGTCATTGCAATGCGTTGCACCTGTGGGCTGGGCTCAACGCCAAACTCAGGCGCAAACTCCATGGCCAGGTTGTACACAAAAGCCCGTAGATACCCAGGCGGGAACAAAATGTCGGTTGCCAAATTGGCAGGCTGACTTAGCTCTTGCACGCTGACAAAGTGGAACTCCAGCAGACGTGTAGGGCGCGGGTAAATGTTGATCGTAACGTTTGGGTAGGTCATGTTGACAAACATGACCTGGGGAAAGGTCGAGGTCACGGTCTTGACCGCGATGCCGTTGTACTGTTGTTGATTGATCAGCTTGAGGCCATACGACACCCCGGTGCCGGGGTCTTTGAAATAGGTGGCGTCGTCAACCAAAACAGGCCGCACAGCAGTGCCGTTTAGGCGTACCAAAGAGCCAGTGGGGCCAAGAGTTTCTTCAATGGAGCCGACCGGCCAGTTGACGATTTGGTCAATGGTGCAAAAGACGGACAGACGCTCGGTATTCCAAGAGTCAATCATCTGGTTGAGCGCCATCAGCGCATCTTGCGACACTGACGCAGAAGGGGTTTCGCCCTCGGCCAGCACGCCCAGCAGCCGCAGCGCCCGGTTGATCTGATCGGCAGCAGAGTAGGTGGCCATCTTTACGCTCCTAGTTCGACCGCCTCAACAACAGGACGGCCACGTCTACGTTTTACTTCCTGTGGAGCCGCCTCTTCAACAACAATTGGCGTGTCAAGAGTATAGCGTGTCCAACCATTTTGTTCATCTGCTACAGCTTCAAGTTCCATTGATGCAATCTTTGCGCCGTGGACAGGGTGAGACATGTAAATGATAGGCATTATTCTTCCGTGGGTGTTGGTTCTGGCTCATCCAATTTACGAGCAAGCATTTGGTAGGCGTTCAAAACCGCTTGAGCTTGAGTCAGAAAGGCTTGCGCCTTTCCAATCTCTTGCTCAAGCGATTGAATTTCTCCAATGAGAAACTCTTTGGTAATTACCATCAGGCAATCGAGCTAACCATGATGTAGTAGGTCGTGCCGCCGCTAACCACGGGGATGGTATGGCTGACCACGGGCGAACCCACTTTAGCGCGGAACACACCAGTTGCACTGACCGCAGGCATAAGAGCAAAATTGCCCACTTCGCCCGTGCCCGAGTTGGTCACGCGCAAAAAGGACGCATTGCTCCAAGTGCCGCCAGAGGCAAAGTCAGAGTCCAGTTGCAAAGCCGCCAAGGTGCCGCCGGGGTTGGTAGACGTGCCACCAATGGTTGCACGAATGGCGTTGGCCGCGCCGCTGATGGTGCCGCCAGTGTTGACCGACGTGCTGACGTGCGCGCCGTTGATTGTGCCGCCTGTAGCGCCGTTAGCGCCAGTTACGCGGGTCAAGAAACGAGCAGTTTCACCAGAGCCAGTCGAAGTAAAGGTCAGCCGGTTAAAGTTAAGACGAGTGTCGCCCGACGTTGCCGAAGTGGTGGCATACGCGCCGTTCAGAACACCAGCAGAAGTGATCGCAATTGGATCGTTAGCTGCGCCAATTTGAAACGAATCCAGTTGGGGATCGGCGTATGCAACGCCAATGGGTTTGTTATTTGCCATGATTAAATTCCTTTATCAGTTCCAAAAGGGAAAAATGGGGGCAAACGCCCCCATTAGGTTTAGGCCATTTTGTACACAGTGTACGCAGCGTCGCCGGTTTTAAGGAACCGGAACATTGCGCTAGTTGTGATCGCCAGCGCAACGAAAGCGTTGCCGCCGTCGGTGATGCCGGTAGCGGTTGCCAACGTCACAGTGCCCGAAGAAGTGCCAATGTTGACAATGCTTAGGTCAAATGTGCTGCCAACAGTAGCGTTGGGAACAGCGGCGTCGATCAACGCAGCCGTAGGCAGCGTATAAACTGCCGCAGTGCCGCTGGGGTTAGCCACCAACATCTGGTTGACCACTTGAGCGGCGGTCAAAGTTGCGGTTGTAGTTGCGGTTTGCGGTGCAGCCATTGCACTCATAAGGGTTTCTTGACGGTTGCCAGCACCGACTTGATAACCACCTGCGCCATTAGGTAAAGCCATGATAATTTCCTTCAAAAAAGTTACGAATCAACCCCAAATGCGGCAGGCCATTTGAGGACGAATGGTGGAAAAACCGTACAACACGTCAATACGGCAAGGCATACGGTCGTTGTTGATGTCGTACTGGCGAACCACACGCAAGCTGATGCCATTGTGAACGGCGCGCGCGGCCATGTCTACGCCCTGGGGCAGCAACAAGTCAGCGGTAGCGAACGTGATGGCGTCCTTGTGGTAGACCAAGTTTTGGGGGTACTGGGTTGAGGCAGCACCCACAAACACCACGGCCTTAGCGTTAGCTGGCAAAGTCAGCATGGTAGCCAGAGCATGGTTGGCCGAGTACATCGGAGCCACGGTCACAGTGGCGGTGGTGGTGGCAGTCGTTGATGCCAAGGCCACGAACTGGAACAGCGAGCCGGTGGACTCACGGGTCTGTGGGTTCACAGCAAAGCAGTCAGCAATCGTAAACACGTCGCCAACGGCGATGGTTTCACCAGTACCAACAGTTAGCGTCAGCGTAGAAGAGCCTTCACCGGTTACGGCGGCAGCAGTGACGGTGCCGGTAGCGGCGCGGGTGCCAGTGGAGTGCTGCTTGATCGACTGAGACATGTTAATCTCGTCAAAGCCCAACACACCCATGCCCATCATGCCGTTCTTGAATTGGCGGCTGATGGTGTCGGTGGGGTTGAACAGACCTTTCATGCCTTCGACCAAACCAGCGTTAGCGGCAGGGTTGACGGTGGCATAACGGGGGCTCATCACAGCGGCGTTCTCGTTCAGCTTCTGCTGGGCTTGCAACAGCACCAAAGAAGTCGAAGGAGTGGTGCCAGGCGTGCCCACGGTGTTACCGATGCTCTTGTAAGCATTGGCGACGTCGGCGTCGATGGAGCTGGCCAACTGGCTGATACGAGGCTTCAACACACGCTCTGCGAAGTCATCCAATTGCATGGTCAATTCAGCAGATGTGAAGTTGACACCAATGTGCTTTTGGCTGGCCACGGTCAAGGTGGTGAACTGCTCGTTGTCGTCTTGAACTTGCAAGGCGGCGCCGTCGGTCACCAAAGCGCGATCAGGCAGGCGAATACGCAGGGTCGAACCAATCTTGGCACCTTCAACAGCAAAGCTGTCGTCGTACTGACGGTTCACGTTACGGGTCAACACAAGGTTGTTTTCGAGAATCTCAAGCGCTTTGCGCGTGATCATGTCGATGGTTAAGATACTGTTAGCCATGGAAAAAGTCCTTTAAAAATTTAGCGGTTTGCCTGCATCTTTTTCAACTGTCGGGCTCGTTCGGCATCAATCCACTCTGAAGCACTCATGGTCTTGGTAGACCGTGGGTCAGTCGTGTCATAAGCCGGCGCTCCAGAGGAGCGAGCCGTCACAGGAGAAATCGGTGCTGGCGCGGATGTCGTTTTCTTCACTGGTGGATCGCTGGCCAACTTGGCCTCAATCCGTCCAATTTCCTTGGCTTGCAAGATAGGTGCAAGACGGGAGATTCGATCAGCTTCCTTGGGGTTTGCACCGAGGTAGTAAGCTACTTCAGGGCCAACGTCCGAGGCTTGAATCGACTGAGCCATCACGGTCGTGATTGGAAGTTTCGGGTTATACGCGACCTGTTCAAAGTCATCGTATTTGTTCCGAGCTTCTTCTTCCTTCTCATGGTAGGTCTCAAGAATTTCAGATTGCTGCCGGGCATGTTCACGCTGGGCAAGCAGCTCTTCAGCCTTTTTGTAAGCCAACGCGTCTGCATAGGCTTCGGGGCTTTCAAACTGATCAACCGGCGGGATGTCTGCTGGCGCTCTCAATGCCTGCGTTTCCGCTTGCCTTTGAGTCTGCTCTCTTTCCCACTTACGCTGTTCTCTCGCAAGCCGCTTACCGATGGCTGCATCCAGTTCTTCTTGGGTAAAAACCCGTGAAGGTTCTTTCTGCTCATCAGCGACTACCGGCGCATTTTCTACAGTCTCAGGAGTGGCCGTCACTTCCGTTGCTGGCGCGGAGTCAACTTCCGCTAGGTTTTGTTGGACTTCTTCAGTCATTTCAATGAATCCTAAGATTCCCCGATGAGCCTCACCGGTAAGGTTTTGTTTATCTTACAGTAAATTACACGGCTTGTGTAAGTTGACTATTGGTTGGTTTTGCAAACGTTGGGTGATCCCACTTTGCAATGTATGGGCCTTTACCGTCAGAGTCATCTTGCACAAGCACAAAGTCCATAAACTCTTGTTTGGTAAGTTCTGGGTAAATTGCAAAGATTTTTTCAACAATTGACATCATGCGCTCCTTACAAGTGATGCTTGGAAATATGTTCCTGTTTGAATGTTTCGTGTGTCGTAAGTTGCCGCGACAGTATTCATGTCAACATATGCGTACAACTCAAGAGTGTCAGTCGTGCCATTCATGTAAATCAGCGCAGATACTGCTGCGCCAACAAAGTTTGATGGACTACCTGTACCAACACCGCCTGTTTTAAAAATGCTTCCATTTTTATAAATCATTGCAATGGCAGAAGGCAATACATCTAACACATTTATAGAAAAACTACCCGAGACTTGATAGTAGCCAGCCACAGTTGGAGTAAAAGTGCTTGACGCAAAATTGCTGTTTGTATCAAATTCTTCAGTGGTAAATGTCAACTTTGTCGCAACAGCAGTACCAATGCCAGTTTGCGCTGTACTTTGGTACGCGCTAAATGCTGGAACTACCACGCTTACAATTTCTTTGGAGGCATTCAAAGCCAAAGGAGTTGAGGCTGTCAGACCACTCAGTGTTGTAGTACTACTTATTCCAACAGTTCCGACAATATCTAATTTTGCTGCTGGCGTTATTGTTCCAATACCTATACGACTGTTTGTAGCATCTGTGTAAAACAAATTTGCATCTGTGTCGCCTTCAATACGCACGTTAAACACTGCACCTATTTCGTTAATTACAAGATTGTTTGTACCGATAATCATTTTCTCGGTCAACGCTCCAGCAGTTGCAGTCTCAAAGTGAAGTTGGCCCTGTTCAGCGGTTGACGTTGGACTAAGAATAGAAGCGTGAATTAGACCGTAGGCTTGTTTGTTACCTGCTGAGTCTTCACCATTGAACTCAATTTCGCCCAATGTGTCAGAGGCCGCTGGACTGGCTGAGTCTCTGTACAACTCAAGTAACGGGGCTGCTGTTGCACTTGCATCGGTTGATGTCAGGGTCATGCCTAAAGCATCAAAAGATCGGCCCGCGGTTAAATTGGCAACAGATACTTTTACCGTGTCACCACTTTGTACAATTGGTAAAACTTCTGTGCCCGCAAGGGGGGAAGTTGCGCTAGTCAGCGCGGAGATTTTTTTGTCTGCCATGATTAACAGTCCTTTGCGTTAGAAAATTCGGCTAAAGTTTTTGCAAAAGCATACGCTTGTGCAATGGGGTTTGCCCCTTCTATGTCGTATTGTGTGGTGTGTTGAGACTCTGCAAAAACAGGAAAGCGGTTTGCTTCTTTGTAACTGCGGATCGTAAACGACATAGAGTCTTTGCTAGTGATTAGCAAGTTTTCAACACGATGATACGCATCAGACGCTTCAAAACCTTGAAGTGTAGTAACAGTTTTTTTGAGTGCCATTTTCAGTTGTCCTTGATTAATTAAGCCGCTAAGACTGCCATTGCTTTCCATGTGCCTGGAGTCCCACCCGCAACGCACATCCAGCCAGGAACACCAGCCGCAGATGGCAGCGTATTCCACACAATGTCGCCACGAATCCATGTACCCGCTGCGGGGACTGCGGCAGCATAATGTTGACGAGCACCATAAAGACTAACGTCTGTTCTTACATTTGTGGCGTTGTTTAAAAAATACTCTAAATTCCCATGATTGTTTGGCAAAGTGCCAACGTTGGTTTTATAAGTGTTTCCAAAAACCTGAGAATTTGTGGCCCCTGCCTCTGTTAACACATAATAATATGGTTCGGCAGTAGTCATCACAGATGGCACGTTGTACTCTTGGACATTATTACTCCAGCGGAATCCAGTACGCCGCACCAATGCTGGGGCATAAAGATCACAACCCGCAAACAATGTAAGTGTCCAACCAAAATTTGCTTCAATGTCAGCTTTGATTTGCCCCCATGTTTTTCCAGTTGTGGAAATAGCAGGGCCAATCGGAACACTAAGCGAATACAGGGTTATGTTTCCACTTCCATCAACAGAATAAGTGGCGGTGGGCGACCCAAGTACGTTGTCAAAAATGCCACCAGTTTGACTATCTACAAAATGATTGCCAACAACATTGGTGTTTGGTGCTTGAGCATAAACGCCTATAAATGCCCCAAAAATACCTTGCTGGTTAACATCTTGCATGGTGTTGCCAGAAACAGTAATTCCAGAACAATTGCCGTTTACATTCACGCCATAGTTGTTACATCGGGTAATCTTGTTGTTTGTAATTAAAGAATTGATTGTTCTTGAAACATCAATAGCTGTGCGGCATTTAAAAATGGAATTGTCAGCAACTATTATGTTATTCAAAGTCCAGCCTGCGCCAGCCGTGCCGCCTATCCTGATTCCTTCTTCTGGCACATTGGTGATCTTGTTTCCAGTAATGAAAACATCCCCAATAATGTGTTCTTCCAAACCAATACCGGATTTCATCTGCCGACCAGCAACAGAATCTGCGGTGTTATACATGGCATTGCCAACAATAGAACAACGCTCACAGTACACAGCATCAATGCCGTATGTCCAAGTAATTGAAGGCAGTGGCGCTGCGGCATCTGCATAGATGGTATTGCCGATCACGACAATGCCCTCTGCTTTTGTAATTGTTGCGTCTACATAGCCAATGGTGATTGAACCAGACCCACCGCAATTACGCAGCACGTTGTTGGAAATAACAGCATTGCGTGAGAATGAATAATAAACCCCGTTGTCACCACCATTTTCCAAATAATTGGAATCAATTACTACATCTGAACAATGCTCTAGCCAAAGCATTCCAGATTCAGAATCTTTGAATTTGCACTCTGTAATGTTGATGTCAGAATAAATGCCCGTACCTTGGCCGTAAATTTTTAACGAAGCAAATCCATTTAAAAATTCAATGCCTGAAATATAACAGCGGCTTGCGTTGCCGTTAGATGCTGATCTAACAATAAACCCGTCAAGAGTGTTTGAGCCGGTGTAATTAAGCGTTGTGTTGTTGCCTATTAATTTGAGGTTGCTTCCTTGATATACCAAACCTGTGTGGCTGTACGTTCCCGGTTCAAATTCCAAAGCAGCGCCGCTTGTTAAAACATAGTTAAGCGCGGCTTGAATATAAGTTGTATTGTTTGCAGCAGTTTGTGAAGGCGACGCGCCAAAATCTTTAACGCTAACAGTTTGTGCCAACTTTGCTTCAACGTTTGTTTGAACACCGCCGGTAAAAGGTGGGTCGTATGTGATTTGCGAAGCGTCTTGACTAACGTTAATGCCAACAATATTGTCGTAAGTAGCGATCAAAACATCGGCGCTGGTATATAGCGAAAATTTATAGCTAATCCCCGCAGTAAGCCAAATTTCGCCGCCTGGCACTCGACCGGCGGAATCCAAAATGATTGGGTTAGTGTGCGCCGTGTTGCCGCTAGATGATGTATACGTGACCGCAGGCGTGGTGGTGCCGGCCAAATAGCTATACAGCTTGCCGCCAGACAGAATTACGCCGCTGTTGGTGAAGAATTGGGCCGCAGCGCCGCCCACAGGGGAAAGATTGACGGCCATTTATGTCACTCCAAAAGGATCAAGCCACCGTCCTCTTGGACGAGATTGTCGCCATTCTCGCACAACAAATTGCCAATAATGACGTCGGCGTGTTGTCCAGAAAATAACGTAACAATGCCGCCAAGGCCAAGGCCAAGTGCATTGCGAAGGGCAACACCAAAGCTCATTGCTTGTTAATCGGTTTGCAGTAAATTGCGCCGTCATCTGCAATGCGAATGGCACTTACGCGGAAAGGAGCGCCGGTGCCCATAGGCAAGTAAAACGGAATCGGGGTGTACGCAGGGATCGGCGTGCTGCCAGTGGTGGCCACGGCACCAGGGCCAATCTCTACATAGCAAGGGGTCGTAGACCAGACCACCACGCCCTCAGGGCCAGAGCCCCAATCAGCAGTATTGCCCGCAGAACCACTGTAAGACGCGGTGCGGCCAGGAAAACCAGTTTGTGATAGTGGATTCAGAAGTTCCATGATGCGTCCTTATGCCAAAAAGCGAAGTTTGTACAGAGTACGAAGATAAATCTCAATGATGTTGTCAATGAGCTGCTGCAAAGATGAATCGGATTTGTCAGCCACTTCATACCGGCAGTCTTCAATTTCTTTTAACGAGTCTTCCAAAAACTCAATGATGTTAGCCGTCTTCTTTGCCGAATGCAAAGTAATTGGCCCCATCAAACCATGCCGGCCTTGATAGGCTTCAGCAAAATCATCAGCCGCGCCAATGATTCGGTCGTAGAAGATGTTGAGCGCCACATGCTTGGAATAGCTGCGGGTGTTCAGATGCACTGAATGCGCTACGTCCCGCGCCAAAAACAATAGACCTAGAAAATCACACGCTTTCATTGTGGCATCCCTTGTTGTTCGGGCATCATTTCATTTTGATCTCGGCCAGGCATTTCGCTCACCAAGTCTCCTGATGTGATCATGCCATGCACCGTACCCAAGACTATATCTTGAATTTGCTCTGGTGACATGCTTGCCTGCACTTGGGCCAAACGCTTGGTCTCGGCCTCATATGCCTTGACCTGGGCCTCAAAGTCCTTGCGCTCTTGCTCTTGCACCTCAATAGACTTGCCCACGTTTCTGATCATCTGGTGCATCTGCTCCATCTCTTGACCCATGGCCTGCATCTGCTGCTGGGCCGCTTGCAATGCTGGATTGTCCTCGCCGTCTGACATGAACTTGGGGTCAATGGTCTTGGCAAAGCGCTTGGACATCTCTTGGGCGCCCGGCCAATCCATGTTCTTGACGAACAGGTCACCGGCCACAGCCCACAGTTGAGGGTTTCCTTGCAACAGTTGTGCCATTGCTTCTAGTGCCTCTTGACGTTTGGTCGCGTAGCCTGGGCCAGTGATCGCTACCACGTCGTACTTGCCAACGCCTGGGTTGTAAATCTTTTCGATCACAATCCCGCGCTCATCCATGATCTTGTTGACCGGCTGCTGTTGCTCGGGGTTAATCTTGATCATCTTGGTCTCGCCATCTTCACCGATGATGCGAGCGATGCGCTGGGTGTCGTAAATCTTGGGAATCAAGTCCACCAGTTGGCGGGCCACATGGCGCACGCCACGGGCCAGGTTATCCCCGTAGTGATATGTGCCCACATCGCCTTCGCGTTGGCGAGCCAGAATGGCTTTGCCGCTGCGCTCGTTGGAGCCCATGCCCAAACTGGCGTTGTATTGCCCTGTGGTGCTCTTGATGTCTTCAGATGCGCCCGCCTTGGCCTGCAACAGACCGCTGGAGGCCATTGGTGGCTGGGCCCGCTGGGGTAGTGGCAACATGCCGCCTTGGCCGTCTGTAACGTCTGGATTGACCTCCAAATACGGCCAATTCTGCGTGTTGGCGGTTTTCCAGTTTGTTTCATAACCCTCAAACTGGCCACCGTAGCCAATGAATGGGGCTTTGGGCGCCAAGGCCAGCATCTCGGCCTCTTGGGAGACCCAGTAGTTGTACATGCGCTGGGCGTCTTTGGCGTTGCGCACCAGGCCAGAGACGTATAACCTGCCGTCCACCTCAAACTCATTGCCCACGATGCGGATCACAGGAATCCACTTGCCAGCCCACTCGGCTTCTTCAAGAATTTCGTAGCCGTTGATATTGCAATACTTGACCTTGGGGTTGTCAACAATGCGTTTGTTCTTAGGCTTGCCGTAGATAGCTTTGAGTTGCTTGTCTTCGATCGTGCCTTCAAAAGCCGTGATGTTGCCTGGGTACAGGTTCAGCGTAGCTTTCTCATACTCGATGTAGTAGTAGTCAGCAATGCGGACCGTGTCCTCGTTCAGCCAGTTGCTGATGGACTGGTCGCCCACACCCAGCGACTGCAGCGTCGAGATGGGCGCAGCGTTGGGATACATGCGTTCGTACTCGGCTTTGGTCACGTCCTCAGTGATAAAGCACCACTTGGCATCTGCGCCAGTCGGGTCTTGAATCAGCGGGTCCATGTAGACCGAGAACGAGTTGCGCACACGGCCAATCTTGATGTCTTGATCAAACGTGTTGGGGTCGCAGTATTCAGTCAGG